CCATATCTTGAAACAGTTCAACAAAGACAAGGTTTGTATGCTTTTAAAGTAATAATGGATGAAAACATTAACAACCCAGCAGTAGTTGATAGAAATGAATTAGTAGGTCAAATCTATTTACAACCAACTAAAACTGCTGAATTTATTTACTTAAACTTTACACTCACACCAACTGGAGCTACTTTCCCAGCGTAAAAGTAAAAGGATAATATATTTATAAACAAATTAAAAACTCAACAACATGGCTATAATTCAACCAAATGAAATATTTTTTACAGCGTTTGAACCAAAACAAGCTAATAGATTTATCCTTTACGCTGATGGAATCCCAGCTTATATTATCAAGGGTGTAAGTGCAGTATCTTTAACACAAGGAGAAGTAATATTAAATCACATTAACATCTTACGTAAAGTAAAAGGTAAGAGTGTTTGGGGTGATGTTACAATGACTCTATTCGATCCTATTACACCTTCTGGAGCTCAAACGATTATGGAATGGGTACGTTTATCACACGAATCTGTAACAGGTAGAGATGGTTATTCTGACTTCTATAAGAAAGATTTAGTAATCAATGTATTAGGACCTGTAGGTGATATTGTTGGTGAATGGATATTAAAAGGCGCATTTGTAAAAGAAGCTAACTTTGGTGAATACAGCTGGGATACTGAAAATACAGCAGTTAATATCACATGTACCTTAGCTATAGACTACGCCGTATTGAATTTCTAAAAAATATACAATTTTATTTTAAAAGAACCCACATTTTTTGTGGGTTTTTTTTTCCTTCACATATTTATATATAACAAATAAAATGTTATATTAAATTATCTATGGAAAACAAATCGAATATCCCAACTGAAGTTATTGAATTACCCTCAAAGGGTTTAATTTATCCTGAAGACAGTCCTCTCTCAAGTGGAAAACTTGAAATGAAGTATATGACTGCTAAAGAAGAAGACATCTTGACTAATCAAAACTACATTCAAAAAGGTGTAGTACTAGATGAGCTAGTTAAATCCTTAATTATAACACCAGGTGTTAAATATGAGGACTTAATTGTAGGTGATAAAAATGCTTTACTAGTAGCTGCTCGTATTTTAGGCTATGGTAAAGATTATACATTCACTTATGGTGGAGAAGAACACACAGTTGATCTATCAGCTGTTGATAATAAACCTATTGATGAATCTTTATTTGTTCAAGGACAAAATGAGTTTTCTTACACACTCCCATCAACAGATACTAAGATAACTTTTAAGTTATTAACAGGACATGATGAGAAAAAAATAAATAATGAGTTAGAAGGTATTAGAAAAGTAAATAAAAATGCTTCACCTGAACTTTCAACTCGTTTAAAATATATGATCACATCTGTTAATGGTGATAAAGAAACTAAAACAGTTAGAGATTTTGTTGATAACCATTTCTTAGCCAGAGACTCTAGAGCGTTTAGAGAATACATAAAGGAGGTTCAGCCAGACGTTGATTTGACCTTTTTTCCCGACGGGAGCGATACGAAATCAAACATTCCAGTTGGACTTAGCTTTTTTTGGCCTGACCTCTGAGATAGCTCCTCAACATCGAGTTAATCTTTTTACTCAAATTCATGAGATAGTTTTTCATGGTCAAGGAGGCTATGATTGGGATACTGTCTACAATATGCCTATTTGGCTTCGTAAGTTTACTTTCCATAAAATGAAAGAACACTATGAAGAAAAGAACTCAAATTCTAGTAATGACTTGTCTTCTCAAACCCAACAAATTAAAGATGGCAAAATTCAATTACCTGAACATTTTAAGGGTAAATTAGATAAAAAAGTACCTAAGTATTAAAAATTGCGTTTTTTAATATTTATAATAAATACTTTTTAATGGCTGACGATATAAAATTAAGCAAAGTAGAAATTGAAGAATTAAGATCACTTATACGTCTTCTTAAAGAAGAAATGAGTGAAGTTGAATTCCAAAATCTTCTTAAATCTGGCCCAGCATCTAAAAAAATGCTAAAAGATTTAAGAACAGAAGCTAGTGAATTTACATCTGATATAAGTGGTGTTGTTGAGTCATTTGGGCGATTAATAAATGAAGTAAAAGGCACTAAATCTGGAGTTAATCAGGTTGTAAGTGCTATGAAGGGTATATATAAAATAGGAGAAGAAATCCAATATGCTCAACGAGATATAACTTCTTTAAATGAAAAAGACTTAGCTAAGCTTCAAGAAAAGATGGCTATGAAAAAAGTTGATTTAGAGAATGCTGATAAAATCTTAAAAGCTGAACAAAAAGATTTAGAAAATGCTGGAAATAGAAATAAAATTGAGCAAGAAAATATTAAAAATAGGTTAGAACTTATAAAAAATATAGAAAAAGAATTTGGATTATCTAAACAATTAAAAAAAGAAAAAAAAGAATTAGAAAAACAAGACGAGAAAGCTAAAAAACATTCAAAAGAAATTGAAAAATCTCTTGAAAAAGTTATAAGTGATCAAAAAGATATAGAAGGTATTCTAAACCAACAGGATGGTCATTATAATACATTAACAGCTACTTTAGCTAAACTTAAAAGACAATTAGAAGATCAAAACAAATTATTAGGTTTAGGTGGTGCTGCTGTAGGAAGTTTAGACGCTGCTTTAGGACAATTAGGATTAGGAAGATTAGCTGGTGCTTTAGGTATCAGTGATGCTAAAACAGAAATGGATTCTTTCGCTAAAAAAATTGTTCAAGACCGTGAAGAACAATTAATCCTTGAAAGAGAAATCAGTGATGAAATAGAAGCTAGAGCTAAAGGTGAAGGTAAATTATCACCTGAAGTATTAGCTGAAAAAGAAAAACAATTAAACAATCTCAAAGCCCAAAATGCTCAGTATACAGGAATAAATGGTCAGTTCGCTGTATTGAAAAAAGGTGTTTCTTCAATGGGTTCTTCTTTAATGAAGAACTTAACTGATCCTTTAGCTTTATCTGTATTTTTTGTAACCCAATTATTTGACGCTCTTAGAAAAGCAGATAAAGCAACAGGTGAACTAGCTAGACAATTTGGTACTAGTTATGATGCTGCCTCTAACATACGCCAAGAATTAAATGATATAGCTAATTCTACAGGTAATGTTAACATTACAACTGAAAAATTACAAAAGAGTTTAATGGCAGTTAATGCTGCTTTTGGTGCCAATGCTAAATTAAGTAAAGAAGAATTAGTTACATTTACTCGACTAACTGAAGAAGCAGGTTATACCGCTGATGAGTTAATGGGTATCTACAAAATATCAAAAGTTACAGGTAAAAGTTTAGATGATAATACTAAAGAAATATTAGGTACAGCAGCTGCATTTAATGGTATTAATAAATTAGCTATAAATGAAAAAGAAGTTCTTAAAGAAGTAAATAAAACCTCAAATGCTATTAAGTTATCTTTAGGTGGTAGTACTGCTGAGTTAACAAAAGCAGTAATGCAAGCTAAACAGTTTGGTATTAATTTAGAGCAAGCTGATAAAATTGCTGAAGGATTATTAAACTTTGAATCCTCAATATCATCAGAATTAGAAGCTGAATTATTAACAGGTAAATCATTAAATTTTGAAAAAGCTAGATTATTAGCTTTAAACAATGATGTAGCTGGAGCAGCCGCTGAGGTTTTAAAACAAGTAAAAAGTTCAGCTGAATTTACCAATATGAATCGTCTCCAACAGGAAGCAATAGCTAAATCTGTTGGTATGACTAGAGAGGAATTAGCTGGTTCATTAATAGAAAGAGAAGCTTTAGCTAAATTAGATGTTGAAGGAGCCAAAACAGCTCAAGAAGCATATGAAACACTAAAAAAACAAGGCTTATCAGAACAAGAAATAGCTAAAAAATTAGGAAATACTAAATTCCAAGAACAATTAAGATCACAATCAGTACAAGAAAAATTCAATGCTACTGTTGAGAAATTAAAAGAAATTTTTATCTCCATAGCCGATCCAATAATGGAAATAGTTAACGCATTAACCCCAGCGTTTACTGTTTTAGGATCTATAGCTTCAGTTGTTGGAAAAGTATTAAAATTACTCACTACTATAGGAGATGGAATTATACCTAAACTTGTTGGTGGATTTATACTTCTTGGAATAGTGACTGGAGGTATAGGTAAAAATTTACTTAGTGGACTTGTAGCTCCTCTTAAATTAGCAGGCCAAGGTATAGCTGCTTTACTTCCTAAAATGGGTGCTTTAGGTAAACTTAAAGGTTTCCTTGGCGGAGGAAGTAAAATAGCGCCACCAACACCCGCAGCCTCAACCCCACCAGTTGGAGGAGGAGGAACTGGAGGTGGCGCTAGTAGATTAGGTGGTTTTATGAAAGGTATAAATCCTGCTGGCATGCTTAAAGGCGCCGCAGCTATATTAGTTCTATCTGGGGCTTTATATGTAGCAGCTAAAGCATTTCAAGAATTTGGTGATGTCACATGGGAAGGTGTAGCTAAAGGAACAGTAGCATTAGGTGGATTAACTATAGCCGCTGTAGTATTAGGTAAAATTAAAGGCCCAGTACTTGAAGGAGCTTTAGCAATAGCTGTTTTAGGTGCTTCATTAATACCATTTGCTTATGCTTTAAAATTAATGGCCCCAGCTTTAGATAAATTTACCCCAATAATTGAAGCATTTGGTAATGTTATATCTAAAGTATTCTCAGGCATAGCTGGAGTTATTACTTCTGCTTTTACTGGATTATCAAATTTATTTAAAACTTTAGGTGAGGTTGATCCTGTAAAATTATTTGCTATAGGTCCTGCTTTAATAAGTATTGGAGCAGGTTTGGCTGTTTTAGGTGGAGGTGGATTATTAAGTGGTTTAAGTAAATTACTTGGAGGTGATCCTTTTAAAACTATTAATGAATTAGCCTCTATAGACTCAAGTAAAATACTAACATTAGCAGACGCTATAAATAAATTAAGTGATGCTTTTGCTCGTTTTAGTACCACTACAGCTA